GAAGCCGGCCTCGTATCCAAGACCATCGAACGCATCAGCTTCCTGAAATCCCCCATCCGCGACATCTGCAGCATCGCCATGCGCTACGAGAACGACGTGGCTGAGGCGGACATCATCGCCGACTCCAAGGTGCAGTTCGCGACCCCGCAGTATCGCAGCGAAACCCTGATGGCGGACGCGATGCTCAAATACAAGCAGCTCGGCTTCCCGATCCAATGGGTCGCGGAGCAGATGGGCCAAAGCTCGGACGAGGTGCAGCGCATCATGCGCATGCGCGCCGACGAGATGGCCGACCCCGAACTCGAATCGTTGAACCGTGCCCTGCAGATCGGAGGCGCTGATGGCGGTCGAATCTCAGGTGCTGGCCTACAGTCAGAAACGGCTGGCGACCTTGGAGCTGGCGGCGGACAGAGCCGCACGCAGAACATGGAACAGGGTCGACGCCAATAACATCCAGGCGTCGTGGAAGTCGATAAGCCGCGACTTCCTCACCCTGTTCTCCACCATCCAAACCAAGTCGGCGGAGACAGCCATCGACGCGAGCGGCATGATGCTCGCCGAACAGGGCGTGTACGTCACTCCCCATGCTTTGGCTAACCCGAACGCATTCGCAGGCTGGGCTCCGTCCGGCCTCGACATCGCTTCCTACTTCCAATCCCCCGTGTTCGCCGCCCTGCACGCGATACGCACCGGCAGCTCCCCGTTGGAGGCATTGGAATATGGGCGCAACCTGCTGGTCATGCTTACCTCTCTGGCGGTCATGGACACCGCCCGCCAGGCGGAATCACTGGACATCACCAGCCGTCCCAAGGTCGGCTACATCCGCGTCGAATCCGCCACCTGCTGCGACCGATGCATGCTGCTGGCCGGCAAATGGTTCCGATTCAACGAGGGGTTCCTGCGCCACCCCCACTGCCACGGCCGCCACGTGCCCTGCAGCCAGGGCATGGCCAAACAACAGGGGTGGATCAGCGACCCCATGGAGGGTTTCAAAAGCCTCTCCCGTGAGGAGCAGGACAAGCGCTTCGGCGCGAATTACGCGCAGGCCATCCGCGATGGCGCCGACATCTACCAGGTCGTCAACTCGAAACGCGGCATGCAAAGGGTGGGCAAAGGCTATACGGCGCTGACCACCAGCGAGGGCACCACACGATACGGGTGGGCCAGCATGCAATACGCCCAGCAGTCCGGCCGGAGGATGAAACGCCGCCTGTCCATCGACGGCATCTACTCGCTGACCGGAGGCGACCGGGAGAAGACCATCTCTGCGTTGAAGGCCAACGGCTACTACGTGGACAACGACTGGCGCGGCAAGGTGCCCGAGATCCGCAAAAGCATGTGGCTGCACGACAACACGTACCGGCAGGGGCGCGTCGAACTATTGACCGCCGCCGAGAAGCGCGTTCAGACCGCGAAGCTCCGCTACGAGGCCGTATTGGAGGGCCGCAACCCCAACGATGGCCGCATGCCCCTCACCCCCGAAATCGCCGCCCAATGCGAACGCGAATACCGCCGATGGGTCACCTCCGGCGGACAGATTTTCCAGCAATGATCCAGCGAATCGAAAGGAAGAACATGGATCCCGCAAACCAGAACCAGCAGACAGGCGACAACGAGTCCAAGAAGCCGGAGAACACCGGCGGCGAGGATTGGCAGTCGAAGTTCGAAGGACAGCGGAAAGTCAACCGCGACCTCGAAAAGAAACTGAACGAAGCCTACGCCAAGGCCGACAAGGTCGACGAACTCGAAAAACAGATCGCCGCCCTGCAGGGCAAGGAAGCCGAATACGAGGCCGCCAGGAAGGAACAGGCCGTCAAGGACGAGGCCCTTGCCGCCGCCAACCAGCGCATCCTCAAGGCCGAAGTCCGCGCCGCAGCCAGCGGCAAGCTCGCCGACCCGGCCGACGCCCTGCGCTACCTCGACCTGTCCAAGTTCACCGTCACGGATGACGGAAGCGTGGACAGCCAGGCCATCGCCAATTCGATCGGCGAACTGCTGGAACAGAAACCTTATCTCGGGAAAGCCGAGCAAGCACCCTCGGGTGCGAACATCACGCCGCCCAGCGGAACACGGGACGGCGACCGCCATCAGGGTCAGCTCACCCGAGACGACCTGAAAACCATGAGCCCCGCAGAAATCGTCAAAGCCCAACAGGACGGGCGACTGAAGGACCTGCTCGGAGCCAACTAACGGAAGGAGGCCTTAAATGGCCATCACCAATTTCATTCCCGAACTGTGGAGCGCCAACATCCTGCTGGAACTCCAGAAGAACCTCGTCTACGGTTCCGCCGTGAACCGCGACTACGAGGGCGACATCGCCAACTACGGCGACACCGTGCACATCACCGGCATCGCGCACATCAGCATCGGCGACTACACGGCCCACACCGACATCACCATCGAACCGGCCACAGACAAGGACGCCGGCGAACTCGTCATCAACCAGAGCAAGTACTTCGCGTTCGAAATCGACGACGTGGAGAAGCGCCAGGCCATGAACAACCTGACCGCCGCATATTCCCGGGACGCCGCCTACAAGCTGCGCGACCTGACCGACCAGTACCTGGCCGGCCTGATGGCAGCAGGCGCGAAGAGCAAGCTCGACCCGATTTCCGGCGCCACCGCCACCAAGGCGTACGACACCATCGTGGATCTGGCCACCGCATTGGATAAGCAGAACGTGCCAGACGCGGGCCGTTGGGTCATCGTCAACCCGGACTTCTACGGTCTGCTGCGCAAGGACAGCCGTTTCGTCGCTGGCGCCGAGTCCGCTCATTCCACGCTGCTCAACGGCGTGGTCGGTGAGGCCGCGGGCATGACCATCCTCAAGTCCAACAACGCTCCCGCAGCCAAGGGCGGCTCTGCCTCGGCTCAGACCGATGAGGGCAACGTCATCATCGCCGGCACCAACGCGGCCACCACGTTCGCGGAGCAGATCGCCAAGGTCGAGGCCACCCGCAAGGAGAAGGGCTTCGACGACATCGTCAAGGGCCTGCACCTGTACGGCGCGAAGGTCGTGCGCCCCGAAGCGCTGGCCACCGTACACTTCAAGGTGGGCAAGTGATGGCCGGCAGCTATGAGGCCATGCCCTACTTGGGCGAAGCCGAATAACCGCATAGGGGGTGACTCATGGACACGCTGGCAACGGTCAAGGACCTTGATTCATACGGCATCGAATACGCGGACGAAAAGCTCGCGGGCAAGCTGCTCGAATCGGTTTCCGCAGCGGTGCGCGACGCCGCAGGGTGCCCCATCACACGCGGCGAATACACGGTGACCATCCCCGGCGAAACCTCACGCAGGCTCGACCTGCCCATGCGCCCCGTGATTTCCGTGAGCCGCGTGCTCATGGACGGCGAGCAGACCGGGGATTGGAAGCTGCTCGGCAACGCCCTGTACAGGGAAAGCCTGTGGAGCCTGCCGAACATGGCCCCCCGCTCCATCACCGTCACCATGCTCGCCGGCTATGACCCGATCCCCCCGGACATCGTGCGCCTCGTGTGCAGCATGGTCGCAGCCGGACTCGTCCAGCAGTCGAACGGCGGCCCCGGCGCTCACCGCGACGAATCATACGCACGAATCGACGACGTGCAGATCGGCTACCGTCAGGGCGACTCCGAGATCATCGACGCACTCGAACTGCCCGAGGGCACGAAACGAGCCCTCCGCAACAGGTTCGGCATGCGAGGCATCGCCATAGGGGTGTTCCGATGAACGTGCAGCACATCCTCAACCGAGGCCGACAGCTCGCCGAATCATTGATGACCGACCAATGCCGCGTCACCCACATGGGCAAACCGGTCACCGACCCCGAAACGGGACTGGTGGAACTGGCCGCGAACACCGTGTATGAGGGCCGTTGCAAGGTGCAGACCTCGGGCGGTCTGGCCGCCGAGAACACGGAGGGCGGCATCGTCGAAGCGTTAGGTGCCGTCACCCCCGTGTGGAGCATGTACGTGCATTTCCCCTACGGCACCACGGGTTTATTGCCGGGCGACGTGTGCGAGATAACCGAAGCCGCCGACCCGAATCTCAAGGGGCGGAAGCTCAGGTTGTTGAACATGCAGTCCGAGAAGTCTCATGCGACCGCATGCCGGTGGAACGTGAAGGAGGTGGGCAACAGCAATGAGTGACGTGACAGTCGACGCTTCGGAGCTGACCGCGTTCGGCCGTCGTGTCGCCGCCGCGCACGCCATGGCTTCGGTCAAGGTCGCGCAGGCGGTGAAGAAGGGCGCGCAAAACGTCAAGGAAGGCGTCATCTCCGACCTGCAGACATCATCGAACTACGCGATCAGCCGTATCGGCATCGGCTACGAAATGGGCAGCACCGGCACCACTGTGTACGCGGACGTGAGCCCCCGCGACGGCGGGGCCTCCGACTTGGCCAACATCGCGTTCTTCGGCACCGCGAAAGGCGGCGGAACCCACTGGTTTTACCAGTTCGCCGAACAGGAATTGCCCACGCTCGCCGAATACGTGGGAGACGCGGCCGACGACATGCTGATAGGAGCCATCGGATTATGAGCGTCATGGACTTGACCAATGCGGTTCTCGATCTGCTGCCCTCCATGCCGTCCGGCGTGAAGGTGTACAGGCAGG